TTCTATGCCTGAGCATACTGATAGATATTTCATTCCTCCACCCCATACTCAACCTCAAGTATTTTCTCAAGATAGTGAATCGCCTTAAGTATGTCCGCACGCCCGCCCTTGCTTTTGTGGCGTGTAACGTACTTAATGACGTTACCCTCTAAGTAGCCCAACTGGTTTGCGATGATGTAATCCCATGGCTCGATGTTTAGTAAGTAATGTGTACCACCTACTTGTTTTGTGTTCATTAGTATTTCTCCGTTATGCCCAAGGCAACCTTATACGAGCGTACTTGAAATATTTCTAGCTTCTCGCCCGCATCGTGTCTTGCCTTTAACTTTTTAGCCCAGGCTTTGTAATCACGCTTGCTGTCATTTGGGTTTGTTTGCTCTTTTACCACGCGCACCATCTGCGCAATCTGTGCATCTACGATGTGTGTGGGCGCTTTGTCAACGTCTAGAATCTTTGTATCAGGCTTCGGTGCTTGTCTACATAAGTTTTTAAATTCTATAACGTTCGGGCATTTTGCTGGCAAGTTTTCCAAAGCCCAACCAAGAATTTTAAGGTTGTCCGCAAATGATGAAAGTTCGTGCGCCCACATTGATTTAACACCATTCATGTCTATGCCCTCAAACTTCATTGTCCATTCGTTGCCGTATGTCAGCATTAAACGCTCGCATAATCTATCAATTGCTTTGATCGGTAATGACATCTTGAATGTCCTCCACAAAGTTAAAGTTAATTGGTCGGCTTACCTTGCGAGCAATGTTGGGTGATATTTCCTCTACTCGTTCACGCATGGATTTTTGATATGGTGTTTCATACGCAATAACTTTTGTCGGCATAGGTTGTTCGTCTAGCCATCTTTGCTGCGATAAATAAGTCGATGGGTTAGGTATAAATTGTCCGCCATCTTTTTGCCATTGTTCGCACACTCGTTGCCATTTCAAAGAATTAAGTATTTTATCTATCACTTTAATTTTGAGTTTGTCCCAAGTTTTCTGCGCTTGCCCTTTGCCTACCTTTTTTGGGTATGATTGCCAAAACTCTTCAAACGCACCGTCAGCCACTTTAGTGGCGATATCTTTTGTAGTTTTATTTGATGTTGAAGTTAATGGTAAAGATAAAGATGATGGTGAAGGTGATGGTGATGGGCATTGCTTGGGCATTGCTTGAGTAATGCTTGTAGCATTGCTTGTAGCATCTTTATTAGCCCACCTTGCTGTTGCTGCTTTGCTTGCCCTAGCACTTGTTTTTTCTCTGTTATCCCTAGCTTTCAGAATTTCTTTTTCTACTCTCGCATGAATCCATAAATTGTTTTCAATGCTGAAAAATGCTTGAAGTATGCTACGAGCATTGCCCCAAGCAGTTGGCGTCATTCTAGTTATCTGCGCTAATACATGATCATCATTTGGTAGCGCACCATTTTTCCAATAGTCCATAATCAGCAATAGGTAAGCCCCATGCTGTTCGGTTGATAGTCTACTGGTTGCGCTTAGGTAGTCACCAATATAAATTGGCATCCATAAGTCTACTTTGCTAGTCATTACATCACCTCACGTTGTTGGTCAGTCGTTACTAAAAGTGCTTCGGCAGGGCGGTAACGAATCGCCTTTTCGGTCTGCATAACCTAGCCAAGCATTGTTAATTATACATCAAAAAAAAGACTCGCAAGGAGTAATCACTTGCGAGCCACAGGTCGGAGAAACCTGACCAATTATAGCTAAAATTTATAGCTTGTGCAAAACCTATAAAAATAAATGTAAATAATAGCTACACATTTGTTAAATTATGTGTTGTAATGTGTACATGGTTAGCAAATTAGTTGACCTAAACGGAGAAACTTAAATGACAACAGTAATTAAATCAAACGTAGTAACTATTAAACCAGCTAATATTCAAACAGCTCAATTTAACATCACAGGCACAGCACCCATGGTGCAAGCAAGGTTTTCAGGCAAGGCTATGCAAGCAATGATGGCAAAAATGGCAATGGGAAGCGTGGCTAACAAATCAAGAGCCAAGCCTGCACGCGATTTTGACGACGACCTAGAGCAGGCTAAACATATTTCTGTTGAGGGTTGGCAAGGTATTCCTGCTTCCGCATTTCGGCAGGCCATGATTTCAGCTTGCAGATTAGTTGGTTTTAAAATGACCTTGGCTAAATTGTCGGTATTTGTGCAAGCAGACGGTTTTGATCGCATTGATGGTATTCCACTCATTCGATTTGAAGGCACACCTGAACGCACCGAAATGGCCGTTCGCAATGCTACAGGTGTTGCTGATATTCGAATTCGGCCTATGTGGCGTCAATGGACATCAAAAGTACGTGTTGCATACGATGCTGACCAGTTTACTTTGCAAGATGTGACTAACTTGATGTCGCGCGTGGGTTTGCAGGTTGGTATTGGTGAAGGTCGCCCAGATTCACGCGACAGTGCAGGGTTAGGCTGGGGTACTTTTAAGTTAGATTAAGCAAATTAGCCAAGTTAAATAACTTGGCTTTACATGGCAGGCACGGCAAGGCGCGGCTTGGCAAGGTCAGGCAAGGCAGGCGAGGCAAGGCTCGGCAAGGTCAGGCAAGGCAGGGCAGGCATGGCAAGGTCAGGCGAGGCGTGGCAGGGCAGGCAAGGCGAGGTCAGGCGAGGCGTGGCAGGACATGGCAGGCATGGCGGGGCGCGGCGCGGCAAGGCAAGGCAAGGCAGGGCAGGCGGGGCGAGGCAAGGCTCGGCGAGGCAAGGCTTGGCAAGGCAAGGACGGGCAGGCATGGCGGGGCGGGGCAGGCAATTTAATCTAAATCAAAGGAAATAAAATGAGCAACTTAAAAGTAATCAACGCAAGAAAATTTGTATTTAAAGAAGGTTCACGATTAAACGTGTCAGCCGATTTAGTTGGCAACGAACTTGATCGCATTTATTCAAAAAACAATGCTTTGATCGCATCAGATGTAGTTAACGAGTCGCGACCAGAAAAAGCACCACTGCACCCTGCGTTTGAGTGGAACGATGGCGTTGCAGCAGAGGAATGGAGAACTCACACAGCCCGCAATCTAATTCGCTCAGTTAAGGTTGTGTTAGACAATGAAAATCAGGCACAAACCGCATTTGTTAACGTTATAAACGAAACGGGTGTGCGCAATTATCAGCCAATGGAAATTGTCATTAAACGCCCAGACCTTTATGCAAACGCGGTTTATGACGTGCAAATACGAATAAATGCGGCATTAGCATCGCTTAATGAACTTGAAAATTTGGCTAAAAATGTTAACGTTGACGCTATGAAAATGGCAACAATTCGAATTGTGATGAAAGCGTTAGCAACTGCAAACAGTGCGGCTCAATCGTTACATTGAAAAGGAGTAATCATGTTATTAAAAAATCAATTTTTAAACATTCGTATTGAGAAAGAAACGCTTGATCAGTTGCGTAAGATTGCGGAGAAAGAGTCACGCAACACCTCTCAACAATCTTTGTTGTTTTTAAAACAAGCCATAGCCCAATACCCTAAAAAATTGTAAACCATACAACGGAGAAACCAAATGAAACAATTTAAAATTTACAGTACCCGCGTTCAAACTGTTTGTGCAATAGTTACTGTCCAAGATGAAGATTATCTTGATGATTCTATTTGTTACTTAGCTCCAGAAGATTGGGAAGTAGTACAGACAATTGAGCCACAAGAAATTGAATCTTACTTCGGTGTAAATCGTGATGAGTTTTCGGAGGACACCAATGAAAACCACAGCCCTGTTTGTGTATGCTGACCAATTGGCAGACGTATGCTTACACGCCTTGCGTGAATCTGACCGTGTAGAGCACGTAGAACACGCGTATGACGTTCATTCTCAGGTGGGCAAGCGCATGCTAGAGGTTGTCGACAAGAACGGCACACAGTACATTATAACGGTGGAGGCGCAATGACTAAGACCGATGCGGTGTTTGCTCACCTAAAAAAAGGCAAGACCATCACCAGTTGGCAAGCGTTTGAATTATTTCGTGCAACACGGCTTGCTGACATTGTGTTTAAACTGCGGGGCAAAGGCTTTGATATAACGACCATAATGCTAGACGGTAACGGCACTCGTTACGCAAAATATAAATTGGAGAAACAAAAATGAACCACTTTGAACAACTTGCAAAAATTGATGTGTCTAAGCACATTGAGAAAAAAGCAAATTTGTCTTACCTGTCGTGGGCTTGGGCATTAGACCAGCTTATGCGTGTAGACCCCAAAGCCAATTGGGTATTTAACGACCCTATTATGTTTGGCGAAACAATGATGGTCAGCTGCACAGTTACCGCATTTGAAAAAGCCATCACAATGCACTTGCCTGTTATGGATCATCGCAACCAGGCTATTAAACAACCTGATGCGTTTCAAGTTAACAAAAACATGATGCGTTGCCTGGTCAAAGCCATTGCGTGTCATGGTTTAGGTTTATATGTTTATGCAGGTGAGGATTTGCCATATAGCGAGCCTGTAGCAGAACCTGAACCACGCGGTAAGCCTGAATTGCTTGCGTTGCTCTCAGGCATGGATACTGAAAACAAAGTTAAAGAATTTAGAACGACATTGACAGAAACAGAACGCAATTTAATTCGGGCTGAAGCTGTTGCTATGATTAAAGATTTTAGAATAAATCAAATTGAGAATAAAGAATGAGAGAAGAAAACGCAAAACAGGGAACTGGCGCATGGTTTAACGCAAGAATAGGAAAAATTACAGCTTCACGCATGGCCTCGGCAATGTCGTATCTAAAAGGCGGAGGCGATTCTGCTGCACGCAAAGACCTTAAGATTGAGATTCTTGCAGAACGGTTAACTGATAACATTGTGCCGAAGTTTGTAAACTCTGCAATGCAATGGGGTATCGACCACGAAGCAATGGCTAAAGAAGCATTTGAATCTTATACTGGCTTAAAAATAACAGACGTAGGATTTATTGACCACCCGATGATTGAGTACTTTGGTGCAAGCCCCGATGGGTTTGTAAACGATGGTCGTGCGATTGAGATTAAATGCCCAACTACCGCAACACACCTTAAGTATTTGCTTGGTGGTGTGATTCCAGATGAATACAAACCGCAAATGTGTACGCAATCAGCTTGCACAGGAAAAGCAGTATGGTTCGCATCATTTGACCCCCGCATGCCAAAAGGCAAACAATTGTTTATTAGGTTGTACGAGCCAACAGCAGACGAAATTAAAAATGTCGAGGCTGAAGCAGTAAAGTTTTTAGATGAAGTTGAAAAGATGTTTGAACAGTTAACCGCAGAGGAAGTATAAAAATGTCAAAGTTAATCGGTCTTTATCGTATCGGGAACGAGCCTGAATTGCGTTATTCATCAAGTGGCATGGCTATTTTACAGTTAAGTCTTGCGTACAATTACGGCAAAGAAAAGAAATCACAATGGGTACGCGCATCATTGTTTGGTAAACGTGCGGAATCTCTTGCGCCATATCTCGGCAAAGGACAATTGATATACGCTGAGATTTCAGATGTAAACGTTAACCAATACACATCAAAAGATGGTACGCAAGGTGTTTCACTTGAGGGTATCGTACAAGATGTTGGGTTGACTGGCTCAAATGATAAGGCAGATGCACCGCCTAAACCAGTTAAGCAAGCACCAAAGCAAGAATTGGCTGACATAGATTCTGACGTGCCATTTTAGTGCAATGCAACAAATGTGACCTTAGCGGTCCAATCTACGACAATAAATGTGTAGGTTGCCGCTATCGACTAGTTAAGTCTGCGTACCCAGACAAAGCCCAAGGCGCACGAATGTTTGACTTTTTAGAACACGCGACACGCATTGACCGAGCAACCCTTTATAACGAATTTACGGAGCAGAAAAATGAGAGCGATTGCAATATTCTTTGATGAAGAAAAATACGAAGTAACGTTAAAAAGTAGTGAATATTTTAGTAACGAGGATACTAGTACAAGGTTAGACATATTGAAAGATGCGTTTGTGCTACTACAAAAGATGCATGACGATGAACTACAAAAGATGTACAACGATGAACAATAAATTGAACGCAAAAGAGCGAAAGCACCTTGGCATGATTAAGTCACTACAGTGTGCTGTGTGCGATGCGCCCCCACCAAGCGATGCACACCACATTGAGCAACACAAGCAGTACTTATGCTTGCCTCTTTGCAAAGATTGCCACCAAGGGTCTTTAAATGGCATTCATGGGCAGAAAAATATGTGGCGAGTTATGAAGATGACGGAGTTAGATGCGCTTAACAAAGTTTTAGGGCAGATATTATGAGTTTATCGTTGCGCTCAAAAAAAATGCTAGAGAAAGATGGCTACACCGTTGCGACAGTAGAGTATTACAACGCTTTCAATAAACGCAAACACGACCTGTACGGTTGCATAGATTTACTAGCTGTTGGCAACGGTGAAACGCTTGCGGTACAGGTAACAAGCAAAAGTAATATGTCAGCACGCATTAAAAAAATTGAGAACGCACCCGCATTGCCTGAGATGATACGGTCTAACTGGCGTGTCATTGTGCATGGCTGGTGGAAGAATTCTAGCAACCGCTACGAATTAAAAACATTTGAATTTTAGGGAAATATTATGATTTCAAAAAATATTATTACTTATGTATCAGAAAACGCAAACAAAAATACGAAAGAAATTGCATCAGCATTACATCTAAAAGAAGAGACTGTACAAATTACACTGCTACGCATGATTAAGAGTGGCAAACTGTTGCGTTTAAAAACCGCACCAGCCGAGTACCAGGCTGGACCACGACAAACCTATATTTACAGAGTAGGGTAAGTACCTATTAAACAGTGTAAATAGTGTGTTAATATTGTTTACACATTAACGGAGAAACACAATGATTACAGGCGAATACAGCAAAGAAAAACGCATAGCCGACACAATACCAACCCAAGCATACGCTGTGGCTTCTATGGCGTTCCTGACGCTTCTACTGGCTTGCTTTGCATGAAACCTGCAGAAGCAATCGTGTCTATGGCGTTCCTGACGCTTTTGTTGGCTTGCTTTGCATGAAACCCGCAGAAGCAATCGTGTCTGCAATCACGCAAGACATGATTCGGTTGCTAAAAGACCGCCACACGCTTAATCGTGATGACTTAGAGTACACGGTGCAAGCGGTTGCTAAATTGAAAGATGAGCGATTAAAGTCGTGCGTTGCTGAGCTAATCGGTTGGGGTGACGATGAGCGAGCAGAGATAGAAACGTTCGTAGCTGTTGCTTTAGAAGTGTTTAAAAAGACTAACCCAAGCAAATTGCGTGATGCCGCCAAAACGGTTGAAATTAAATATTTATTGAGGAAAACAAATGAGCGATGACGTTGACATAGCAAGCGACAGAACACAACTTGCCATTGACGCAAAGTTGCAAGAAATCAGCGATGCCGCAAAGCTAGACAAAGGCGTTGAGGGTGATTGCGAACTCTGCGGTGAATGGACAAGTAGATTGATAGATGGTGCATGTGCGCCATGCCGTGATAGATACAAATTGAAGTAAAACTTAAGGAGAAACCAAATGTTAACTTACCCAAAAGACCATGTAGCTTATACGCCTGCGGTTAAAACCGATGTGATGAAAACTTGGCTAAAACATGGATTTAAAAAGCCAACTCAAAGCCCTGAGTACCAAGCAAAGTGGAATTACTACAAATCGCTGGGGTCGTTATGAGCAACGGGACATTAACTCAAAACATAAACTCGCTAGATTGCTTAAAAAGGTCTAAAAACCTTGGTGAACAAGCTGTGTACAAAGCATTTTTAGACGATAGTGATGGTGTACAACCGCGTGAAATTGCCGCAAAGCGTGGTTTTCACGAAACAACAATTGCCATAGTTATCAACCGATTAAAAGTGAAAAAACTGGTTTATATCTCTCATTGGAAGCTATCAAACAAAAACCGCCAATGTGCTGTATACAAGGTGGGCAACAAAAAAGACGCTGTTATGCCCATCAAAAAAACTCTTGCGGCAAAAAAGTTAATTGATGAAGCAAGTGATTTTGAAAAATTATGTAAACGATACGATGCGATTAACAAAGCACTTGTACCTACCAGGAACATGAAACAACAACGTGTCGTTAATTTGCGATATTTGGAACATATACAGGGGATAAGATGACCCGCGTTAAGCTAAAAAGCGATATGGAGTTCCTTAATTATTTGCTTTATAAATATCAAGGCACGGATTATGAACACATGCAGATTGACAAAATCAAGCTACGAATAATTGAAAATCATGGCTTTGATGTAAGCAATCACATAATTGCCAAGATAGATAAAAGCAAGAGCAACATTCCCACACAATCAAAAAGTAAGGAAATAATATGAAGCACC